TGCCTTCGCTCTTTAAATGGGTGCCAAACCCATCATACACGTCCCCTAATAGAGACCTTGTAGCTTTAGCTTCACTAGATGGGTCGCTTCTTAGACCCTTAACAAAGTCATTGAATACACTTCTAGCTTTTTGTACTGCTTCAAACGCATCTTGTTTCGTTACGGCATTTTGCAAATCATCTGCTAGTTGTGTTTTTGTAGTTTCAAGAACTTTGGCAAATCCTGGCTTGTATAGCCCTGGATTCTCAGTCATTTTTGCCATAGCATCGTTGATGGGAGTAACTACGTCTCTTGAGACGTTGGAGACGTCTGGAACGTCTACCATTTCGGTGCCCTGCTTAAACTTTAAACGCGCCAATGGTTCTTCTGCTAATGGGGTTTTGTTTAACTCTCGCACTTGCCCCATAATGCTAGCTTCATATTTTCCCGCGTCGTTCAAGCCTTTAATTGCTTGAAAACCCGCATCATAAAGCTGGTCTGGGTTACTTGCGAAATGGGCCACTTGCTTGCGTTGCTCTAGATTCGCCTTGGAGAAGAAGTCAACAAATCTCTGCTTTTCTTCTCCTTCTAAACCTTTTGCAGCAGCTGCGACCTTCCCATAAATCTCTGATGCGGTACCATTGGTTAGAACGGCCCCCATCGTTTTATTGTAAGCAGCGGTGGCACCCTTGCCCAATAAGTTAAGCCCCGCACCCGCAACGCCGCCGAATATCGTGCTTAGCCCCACCTCTGCAGCTGCCTTGCTGGCTGTTAGATTAGGGTCTCCGAGTGTCGCTTCTGACGCTACTTGACCCATCCCGTAGGCCATGCCCTCAATGGCGCTTCCCGCCCCTTTAGCGACAAGTTCCCCGGCTAGACCACGGGCAACACCTGAGCCAGCTACAGCTGCTGCAGTAGCCTCGCCCGTGCGCGCTGCCCATGCTGCAGGGCCTACACCGGTCACAGTACCTGCAATAGCCCCACCAATCTCACCCACGGTGGAAGCGACTGGGTTCTGTTCTTTTAAGTTGAGCAAAGCATCACGGGTGCCGGTTGGGGCTAGGCCGATTTGTTCCGCTGTGGAAGCGAGGATGTCAGACCCGCCGAAGGTCCCACCACGAATGGCTCCAATGACCCCTGCTGCCAGTGGTTTGTCGAATGCCTCGGCACGGATCTCTTCAATTTGCTTGTTCGCCTCGGCTTGCTGTTCGGCCCGTGTGTGGAACCTCCATCCTTGTTGAAACGATTGCTGCGCTTCGGAAGAGTCAATGGTTCCTTGTGCCCCGTCTGGGCCCACAACGGGGATGCGCACACCTTTGCGAAAAGCTAGCTGGCCTTGGGCGACGCCATCAGTCAACTGCTCGTCCGGAGCACTTACTAGCTTATTATCGCTTGTAGACCATACTAGTTGACTCATTAGCGCTTACTCCCTTTTATGGGCTCAAATGAGGAAGGACGCGATTGACTGGTGAGGGGTTTTACACCTGTGGTCATTTGTAGCGTCGCTTGTTGCCGGTCTAAGTTTTCGAGCAATGGCTTTAAAAACCCTCGCACCTGGTCCGGGGTCTTAATGCCGCCAATCTGTTTTTGCGAGCGTTCAGCTTCAGGCTCGGTCATTGTTCCATTCACACCGGATAGCTGCTTAATCACGTTTTTCGCTTCTGTTTGCGCAGCTTCCAATTCTCCCTTCTCCTTTGTTCCCCACAGTCGAATGGTTCCTAGTCTGTCGATTGTGTCGCTAAACGCTTTGAGAGTGTCGCGGCCGTTCTTGATTGTCTCGTATTTTGTGCGGAACGTTTTGGCGCTATCTTCGTTTTGTGCATTGCTAAACCCTTCCACGGTGCCGAGGGGGTTGTGGAAAAGTCCTTGCCTATTTGTTGTCTCGATGCTTTCCGAAGTGGAACCAGATGCCTGTGTCGTGACCTGAGCGCTTGCCTCTGCATTTAGTAGGGCTTGCTGCTTTTGCACTTCAGAAATAGCAGTCTGAGCATTAGCCTGTATCTGTTTATTCTTTGTACCAAGCATTGCCTGGTTAAGTTGGGTTTTAACATTATCCAGTGCAGCTTCTTTGTATGCCAAATCGGCAAGGCGTTCATCCCCAAGCTGTGCGCGTAATGCTGCAATTTTGTTGCCTTGCATATTGACGCCTTCACCCATCTTCTGGATGTTGAACTTCTGAGCTGCAATGTCATTGTCAATTACGCGATTAATGGCATCAAGCGCCACGTTGGTATTTCCTTTGCTCATCACCTGCCCCACTGAGCCGAGGATGATGCCAATGCCCGCAGCTACCTTTTGCCCCGTACTTGAATCGTGCCACAGACGGTTGGCGTCCACCGTGGCTCCGCTGTATTGCTTCCAAGCTTGGTTGTATTCGTTTTGTGCAGTCTGTACTCGGGCTAGTCTTTGCTTTTCGTTCTCCAAGATCTGATTGCGCAGCTCTACGTCTTTGGCAGCAATGGCAGTTTCATTTGCCATCTGCTGCTGAGCCACCATGGACTCGGTTGCCACTTTGTCTTGGTATGCCGCTGCAAACTTCCCTTGCGCATCTAGCAATGCCTTCTTTTCTTCAGGCGAATAACTCTTAGTTTGCGTTTGCGAGCTTGGGCCGGTGACAGTTGTAGTGCCACCTAGTACAGCGCCATTCATCGGGTTAACAGGCTTCCCGCCGATTGTAGCCGTAGGCATTGCTATCTGCTGAGAAACGGGGGGAGGCAACGCATAATCACTTGCCTGTGCCACCGCGGGGGCAGGAGCCATGGGTACCGCGGGGGCCGTTGGGGCCGCTTCCGGCGGCGCGAACAAGTCGGGCGTGGGCGTTGTCGCCATCACGGGGATGTCCGGTAGCGGCGTGGCGGCTGTGATTTGCTGAGCGGGGAACAAACTCAGCAACGGCCCAGCGTTTTGCGCGTTGTACTTGTCAGAGATTTGCTGGTCCATTTCTTTCGACAGAGCCCCACGGGCCACCGTCATGGACTTGCCATCTCCTCGGTCAATTACGAATGACTTATCATCCATCCCAGTTACGTTGTAATCAGGCATTTTTAATTCCCCCGCCGTATTTGTAGAACGAACTAGTGTCACCGCCTGAGAAATTCATCGCCGATGGGCCCGCATTTGGATCGCCATACTGTGGCACTTCCATGGTCATTGTGTCCCCACCTCCACCGCCGGTTGTAGTGGCACCTGTAGTGCTGCCCGCTGTGGTGTTTTTGCTAGGGTCGCCTTGCATCTTATTTGCTGCTGCACCCATTGCACCCTGCGCGAGTCCACCGCCTACGCCTTGCACAAGTCCGCCCAGCATCTGCTGCCAGAAGGAAGGCTGCATGGAGTTCTGCAAACGTTGCCGTTCCAGTTCCGCCTGGGTTTGCATCTGAGCGATGGCCGTCTGTGTTGCTAATTGCTGCTGTATATCAGTCGTGCCATAGCGTTGAGCCAAAGCCGAGGCTAGCACCGTGTTGCCTGCAATGTTGCCCGATTGACCCATAGCCGCGGCACTCTGCAGGTTACTCAACCCCGTGGCACCCATCTGCTGCTGCTGTCCCATCAGGTTTGTTTGCTGATTTAAAAGCGCTGTGTTGGCGTTTCCATAGTTTTGGCCGTAGAGCTGAGCGCCCTGCATTTGCTCATTGCTACGGAGCTGGCTTGCATTCATGGCGGCATTCTGTCGCGCTCCGGTGCCCGCTAGCATTGCAGCACGTGCCGTGGCTGGATTAGACCCACGGGCCCATGCAGCTGCAGCTTGTTGTGCAGCGATTTGCTCGCCTTGTTGCTGTGCTAGTTGAGCTGCCGCACTGGGCCCTCGTCCTAGGGCCTGATTGCGCAAAAGAGCAAGGTCCTCGCGATTGCCTAGATTTTGTTGCTGAGCCGCAACGCTATTTAGCATTGCTTGGTATTGCGCGTTTTGGTTCTGTGTCCAAGCATTTGTTGCTTGGTTTAAAGACTGCTCACGTGCTCCGGCCCCGCCAATCATTCCGGCGGCAACGGCTGATTGCTCAGCTTCAATCTTTGCCTTCACAGCTGCATCTTGTTCGGCCTTTAGTTGCTCAGGGGTCTTCGGTGCATTTGCTGCTGCCGCCGCAGCTTCCGCCTCTGCAACCTTTTTGTCTTGCGCTTCAGACGCAGCAATCACATCTGCAGGGACGCCTTCTGGCCCTCTTTTTTTCTTTTTGCTCGGACCAAATAAATCATCCAACCACGTCATATCAAACCCCCTGTACTCGTTTGGTCATAGGCACACGTTGTTGTCCTGCGCGTATGCCTGCCTCAATGTTAAATCCGTTAAAATAGACTGCTCCAGTAATACTAGCACAGCTCAATGTTATCTGTATCGCCTCGCACTTTTGACGCGCAGGTTTAGCCTGGAATTGCCACGGGGTGCCAATAGATGTGGTGACGGTGAATTGTTCCACCGATGCCGCTGTGTAATCGTAAGCTACATTGAGGAGCACCGTGTTGGTGGAAGAGCCTAACCATTGAATAGAGCGGAATCGTTGGAATCCCATGATGTTTGCAAACGTCACCCATCCGGTTTGCATCTGCAAAGAGAACGTAGTCCCTGCGTCATTGTAGGTCCCTGCGCTTTCCGATAGATAATATCCATCATCATAGCGTATTAATTGAGGATTACCGCGTACAGAGGAGAATGCGCGGGTAGAGAGTCCCGTGAACACATACCACATCTTAAAGAATTCATCATAAACTAATGTATTTCCCTCAATGGTTGTGAACCATATTTGATGTCTATCTGCAAGATTTTCTGAGCCTGTAACGCTGTTAGTATTGTACTGTTCCACAGCACTGCCCACATACTCGGTTTGTAGGCCCCGGCTCAGGATATAAATCCCCTCATAGCTCATAAACATGAGCCCCGCATCTGCGAGCACGATTGAACGAGTATCCCTGCAACCAACGGAAGAAGTGATTAGTTGAGGTGTGGAGAAAGACCCCGTGCCGGTGTCGTCTGGTCCTTCTCCATAAAACATATAGATGGCGTACTCTTTAAAGACGATGATTTTCTCGTCCATTTCAGCCACGGCAACAACTTCTCCGTAGCCACCCGGTAATAGAACTTGAAGGGATTCATTAAAGCTTGGATATTCATTGCTGACAAGGTATTTGGAGAAGTATATTTTATTCTTTTCATCACCAGCCACCAAAAACAACCTATTGCGACAGAAGGCTACATAGTTCGCCAATGGTACATATCCAGACTCAAGTAGCGGCAACGGAAATGGGTATGGGGTATAGGTCGCAAGTGTTGCATCCGGAGTGCTGTTATCTACAAGTAGTGGGGTGGCACTAGTTGGGTACCACGTTATATTTTTCAAAAAATAATACTGAGAGCCGTTTACCTGAGTCCTGTAGACCTCAATTTCCACCTCTGGATAATTCAGTGGAGGCGTGAACACCCAAAGATTCACTAGTGAATTGTTGACCGAAATAGTAACGCTAATAGTTCTGGGCGGACTTCGCCACACCTTGCCATTTTCAGAGTATTTATAGCAGAAAAGATAAGAATAACTTCCGATAGAGCTTTGCCCGCCTGCCGCAACCACAGTGTGGTGGATGGTAGCAATAGAGCAGGGAGCCCCACACAAAGGCATCTGATTTCTCCATCCGTTGGCCGAAGATGGAACGCGGTCCGTAACCACGCTCAAAGAGCCCCCTGCGTTTGTTGCTACGTCTCCGAAGAAGTTTGCTAAGCTTGGTAATTCCGAGAGGTATGGCCTTAGCTGAATTCCATTCACTTTCACGGTGAAATAAGTACCATACCCGCTTGTTTTCAAGTCCTGTAATGACCAATCCATTAAGTAAAGAGAGTCTGTAGAATTCAATCGGGTGTAAACATTCTCTGTGCCCTTTTGTAATGCTATGGAGGAGACTCCTTTCCCTATTGATGCCACTATCCTTGCTGTCTTTATAAATGTCCTCTCAAAACTTAGCAGCATGCATGTTACAGAACTTGCATCAAAATTAGGTACGCCGATATTGTAGGGGTAAGTCTGTACAAGAATCTCAGCATTAGTACCACCACACATCCCGCTTACCGGATAGACCCCGTACATAACTGGCACCTGAGCGGCCCCACCAGAGTCATTTGACTGAGCGTAGAGGCAATACACGCTATTTAGAGCTGCCCCGCCTACGGTGTTGTCTAGATAATAGCTTAGCGCCACCAGAGTGCCGTCTGCTGCATATTCCCACCCGTAGGTGGTTACAGGGGTGAATGCAACGCCTGGAGTATTCACAGTATATGTGGCTACAGTGGCGTTTGCGGTAGTAATTGAGCGGACATAGTTTTTGCTATTCGTCACATCACAGCAAGAAATAACAAATCCAGAGTTGGCATTCCTTGCGCAGATTTTCGGGGCAACCGATGAGCCCACAGCATTAAGAACAGCGCTTGAAGTCCACACTCCACCGGAATAAACCCGATAGGTTGTAAGCCCCGCTGCCACATGTGCCGCACAAATCTCAAGAGTACCACGATTATTCACCGCAATGGCCTGCCCAGTGAACGTAAGCCCTGTAGCTCCCAAGTCTGTCACAGTGCCATCAATCGCAATCTTTAGAAGCCTCTGATTTCCGAAAGACGTATTTTGAGCTACGGCGTAAAAATCACTTGATGCGGGGTCAGGGGCTACCACTGCATAGGTAGTGCTTGCTATTGTAAACTCACTCTCCACTGTCCCTTTTGCACAGTTAACTATGCGTACAGTGAGAAATCCACTAGGAATACTAACGTAGTAGAATAATGCGTACCCCTGGGGGCTTGTTGCGCAATATGCGCCCAGGGACATTCCTAGACTATTAAACGAGTAAGATGCGAGCGCCCCAAGAGGAACGGGTTGATATACTCGTGGGTATGTTGCCATGCCGGTTGCTTGGTCTCGCTCGGGGGACGCTACAGTTCCATCTGAGCTGATGATAATATTCGCCGCATTAAATTGCGTTAATGCTATGGCATTTGCGAATGTACTTGAGGTGTATTTGCGCGTGTATCCGTATCGACTTTGTAGACGCCCAGACTTTTGCATAAACACGTTTTGTAGAGAAACGAATCGCCCATCTATTGCGTTGGTTGGGTCTGTTTTAGTATCAACGCCCGTGAGCTGCAGCGGTATAGATTGATATTGCATATATCCCCCTTAGTAAACTGTCACCGTCACATTCACGTCTGAGCCCGTTACCAGCGTTATAGTCGTAGCGTTCCATGCCGTCCTGTAAACAGTTACGGCCCCCTGCAAGTCTGTTAGCTGCCAATACTGAGGAGTGCGACCCAGCCCGTGAGTTATCACGTTTGGATTAGCACTTAGTAAGCTTACAGATATGCTCTTTCGCGAGTTCCAAGGGTCATTCAGTATTGGGTTCATAGCCGTGGCTATAGCATCTTGCAGCCGGTTTAACTCTTCATTGCTGCTGTAGAGCTTTTTAAAGCTTGTCATATGCCAAACCAGCGGAAAAATGACCTATCATTGATTGCCGCGAGGTCTGTTACCCGTTTCGGGAATCCTGCATCACGTCCCACCATAAGGGCATTGATTTGGTCCTCCATGTATTTACGCTCAACAAGTAGAGGTTCTATATTTCCCTCTTCCTTCAATACGCAACGGATGGCCGCGTCTAAAGCAATGTACTCATCAAACCCGTTGTACACCTCCACGGTCTGAGCTGAGCTTGTGATGGCAGTGGGGGAAGGTACATAATAGAGCTTCACGGTGGAGGCAAATGTGGTCTCTGGTAGCATGCTGATGTAATTCCCTTTTAGGATATACCTCACAGGTTTTCCTAACCACGTCTGCGATATTCTATTTCGTTCATTTAGCGAAAATGGGCGAAGCGTGAAAGCCCTTCCATCTGGATCAACTATGTCCACACCAAGCAATTTATACATGTCTGTCGGAAGCAAATAATCCTTCTGCCCTGGTACCAGAGAGAAAGTCGATTCTGTTACAAACCAGTTTTCATATTCACTCGTCAAGAGATTATAAAACTTACGATTTGCTTGGTCTAGATAAGTTATAATCTCGGCATCAGTGACAAACTGGGTGTTCTCCATGTTTGCCCTTCTGCGGACGGAAACAATTAAATCACTCACGTTCACCACGTCTGCCATAGATTAGTATCCTTCTTCAGCTTCTGGCTCATCACCAGACATTTCAAGAATTTCGTCGGCAATCTCATGCACGCGGACGTAGGCATCAAAAGCTCTTGCGGGCTCTTTTCCCTCGAATGCGTTCATAAATTCAAGCATGGCGATACGGCCAGCTTCATAAAGGTCGCCGTCTTTTTTATCATCAGTAGAGTTGTCCATGCTGCCAACAATCATAGCAGCAATGCTCTTCGGCTTTGATTTATCTGGTCCGATGATAGGCATAGGTTATTCCCCCTTGCCTTTCACGCTAGAGTTTCGCAGGACAAAGAAAGCTGCAACGGTGGCACCATTGGCAGGGTCCACAGCCGCACCGGTCTTGTCGTAGCACTGAATTGTTACCGCAGTGCCTGCGAGTACCGCAACAGATGGGTCATTCGTCACTTCAATAGCAACAACACCGGACACAGTGGCGTTGCGCACCTTGAAATCACCCATGATGAAGCGGCTAAATTTATCATCAATCACTACCGAATAAGCGCCGACACCGGTGCGGGTAACAGTCATGTTTCCCACGGTGGCGCCCACGGCTCCAACGGCTCCAACGGCAAAGGTGCCATCTGCGAAAACGATATCTTGCTGATAGCTGTAGATATGGTTTTTAAAATTTCTATTGGCCATTTTGTTCTCCTTTAGTGAGAAAAACAAACAAGCCTGATGAAATTAATCACCAGACTTGTTCGCTATGGTTATGCTAATTTAATAGCGCAATTGAAGCCGGGAGCCTGACAAGCCATCTGCAGGTATCCGAAGGTGCGGATATCTACAGCGTCGGCCGTAGGAGAACGGAGCCATTTCAGGCCGTCGCCTTCGAACAACCGAACAGCGGAACCCAATGAGCTGAGCTTCCAGGTGTCCATTTGGAGCATGTATGCAGTGTTTACAGGGCAGTTTCTGTCACCGATTACTTTGATGCTTCCGTCAGCATAAAAGATTTCGATGCCCTGGAATCCGACAACACCCATCGACTTGCCGCCCTCTTTAATCTCAGCAGAAACTTGTACGCGCTGGACTTTCGAGCCCAGGGCCTTAACAAGGTCAGAGAAATTCTTGTGGTTGAGGAAGCAATAGTCGGGCGAGCCGCCTTCACGAGCGAGAAGGTTAGCGCCATCAATCAAGGCCTCTTCGATGGGTTGTGCGGACCCATCATAGATGACGCCGCCCAGACGGGTAGCATCAGTCGAACGGGTGACGCCGAAATAGGATGCAGCAAGGGCAGCGGCGCGGCCGGAGCCTTGAGGAATCCATCCAGCGAGGCCGCTCATGGCCAAGTTCTTGTCGCCTGCAATGTAAATATAGTCACCAGCGGCATAGTCTGCATTCACGGTGGGGCTCACGGTGAGGATGCCAGTGCTACGGTCGATTGCAGTGATGGTGGGAACGGTAACGCGAGCAGCGCCGCCGCCATCGGTAGCCGATGCATTCAACTGCTGGCCAACTTCAAAGTTGGTCACGTCGCTGGCATTGGCCAACTCGATAGTGGTCGCAGGGGTAGTCGCGGCCTTGATGGTTCCACAAGAGCCTGTGCCCGAGCGGTACATCTTAACAGCGTGCGACCGAGCGAGGGCGCGAAGGGCACCATCAAGCTGGACTTTAGCGCCAGAAAGGAATGCGCCTTCGTCGCGGCTAGAAGCTTCCATGACTTCATTCGAGAGTGAAGCCAAAGAATAGTCGCTTACGCGAGTAATCAAAAAGCCTGCAACCTTGGCGTCAGAAGTGCCAGCAAGGGCAGTGCTGAAGGTGGCCGAACGGTTATTAGGGTTGGCATAAATCAAAGGAAATTTCTTAGCTTCGCCATAGAACTCTTCATCTTTTGCCATCAAGGCATAAAGAGGGTTGTTGGCATAGGTCAGCTCATAAATCTTCCAATTAGGATACATTTGCTTGGTAGCACCGGCAAATTTCGTCATATCTAGCGACATACTGTGTCTCCATTTCTTTAATTAAATGGAGTTATGCTAGTGTTAGCTGGACTTCATCACAGCTAAGGCACGACGCAGTAACTCCTCGTCACTCACACGTTCAGGGCTATTTGGCCTGGTCGTTTGAGCTCCGATATTGCTGAGTGTCCGCTCACCATGAGGGATACTCGTTACATTGAATTGCGCCTGCGTCTCTGGCTGTGTCTCTTCAATCTTAGGCTGGGGTTGCGGAAAACGGCTCTTAACCTTTTTCGCTTCCAGTATTTTTTCGAGTTTCGACTCTAGATGTTGCTCCACTTTATCAGCTGCCTCTTCGAAGGTCAGCCATTTATCATGAGCCTTGTGGGCCTCATGGATAACTTGGAACACTAAGTCTTGCGACTCGTTTAGCGTGATTAGTTCATATTTATCAGCGTTGCTTGTAATTAAATTATCAAGTTCACGCTTTGCCGACTGAAATGATTCCTGTAGTTTCTGCTCCTCATTCCGCTTTAAAGATTCCACTTTCTCTTGCTCAAATGCCTGCATCTTTTTCTTGATTTCGGCTAGTTCTTTTTGAGTAGGGTCTATGGGGTTGTCTAATATCCGGCGAGAGATTTGGTCATAAGTCAAACCTTTCTTTTCCAGATATGCGAGCGGGTCGTCTTCGCGTAGGCGCTCGGTCTCCTCGTATTCCTTAAGCTTCTGAGCTTGAGATTGATAAGATGATTCCTTTTCGCGCAAGGCTCGTTCTCGTCTCGCGATACGTGCCATATTCTCCGCAAAGCGTGGGTCAGAAAATTGCTCTGGCTTTTTCTCTGCCGGTACAGGATTAGTCGTTTCCAAAGCAGCGGCTTCCGCACTGGCCGGTGCGGTTGTCGTTCCTTGGCCTGTACTCAAATCACTCAGTTCCATGGATTCCTCCGTTTATAGGGTACTCGAATCACTGCATTTGTGGCAAGGCCAGCTGTGGGTTTAATCCAGCCTGGGGAGCGCCTTGCTGGATTTGCGCTTGTTGCATAGCCTGTGCGGGGTTTACGGGCTCTTGGGCTTGTTGCTGCGACTGACGACCCAGCTCTATTAATGCGCTGCATTCGTCAATCCACTGACGGATCATGTCTTGGCGTTCTTCGGGGTAGTCTTCAAGCTTGGCAAAGTTGAACATCTGCTTTGCAATCAAGATAGCCTGGTCCAAGCTCATGTAAGGCTCAGGGCTTGAGTATTCTCCGTTAGCAAGCATCTTCTCCAAGGTTCGCTCAATCAACCGCCGTGGGGCCAATTGCTGCGCAAACTGTCGCTCTAAATCGGGGAAGTTCAAGAGCTCCACAGAAGTCTCTTGGTCGATTAGCCCTGAGTTCTTCAGCTCCGTTACGTAGCTAAGGCGAGCGCTTGGGTGTTGCGGCAATGCAGACACAGGGAATACCTTTATGGTGTACTCGTCTTGTTCCACCGCGATATCTTTCCAAACCAACTTCTTTAGTCCTTGGTCTGTTTGAGCACGCACCTTGTAATTAGCGGGCATTTGCTCTGTGATGGATAGGCTACAATCCACGATAAAGTCTTCATAGTCCTGGCTCAGGAGCATAAAGCGCTCAGACTCAATGTCTGCCATCTCGCGGATAGCTACAGCTGCATCAAGGCCCGGTTGTTTCTTCGATTGGGCACTCATGGCAGAGACACCCACGATCTCATAAGCCTTCTTCCACAAGTTCTCTAACTGCTGAAACACTTCTGGGTGCACAGTTTGCGCAGTGTAGATTGTGGGGGGCTCGCCCGAATATGGGATGAAAGTACCAATGTCATTGACCCAATGATTAGGGTTGCTCTTGTTTCCCATCGGCATAAAGATGCGGGGCTGTTGTAGTAGCCTCATGCACTCTTGCACGTGAGTTAAGAGCCTGTTTATTTCAATCTGAATGCCTACAAGCTCTTCACAAACCCCTTGACCAAAGAACCCTAGCACAGGGGATGTAAAGTGCAGCTTGCGAATAGGGGACCGGGGCCGAGTCCAAGGCTCGTCTACTAAGTTCACGCCGTCTGCGCAAATGATGTGCCGCCCTGTGATGCCTTTAACTTTGGGTAAGCGCCACGATTCAACCACCATGATGTTATCTGTCACACTGCCGTTAAACGGGTAGTCAATGGTACGTAGTACAGAGATGTCTTCTTTGCGCTCAGGATAATCCGCGCAAAGCACGTCTTTGCTGATAAACTTTCGTTGATATTCGGTCAAAGGGTTGCCGTAGTAGGCATCAGCCGGGTCCACAAATATTTCATCTGGAAATATGCGGTCAAAGAATATCTCCCCGCCTTTGACGTAAGGCTTGACAAATCCAGTGCCAAAGATGCAAGCATCGCGCAAGGCTAGCTTAAAAGCAGAGTGCGCCTTTGTTTTCAATAGAAGACCGAATAGAAATTGATTCATTTCTTCGGCTTTTGTGCGTTGGTTCAGAGTTCCACCGGTAGTCAAGAACTTCGGCACTACCTTATTCTTAACTAATTTGTTGGTGATGGTATCAACGCAGCTTTTGCAAACATTGAGAGAGATTCGGTTGGTTTTAGACCCACTCATTGAGCCAGGATTGCCGCCGAATGTGCTATCTTGATTCTGCGAAAGCACATACTGAGCGATGTTTAAACTCTGAGTTTCTCTATTAGAATATAGGCGAAGATTGCGTAGATTAGTAGACTGCAAACCCGCCTGAGTTGTGTCCCAGTATCGCATCATGTTGTGGACGCTGGTAGCAGCATCATCGCTACCCGTCTCATGCTCCCACCATGGTGACTTGAGACTACCTTGGTCGGATGTGGGAATGAATTTTGACATATTGACCCTCCGTTTAGTCGTTTGAGCTCATAAAGAGAAGGTTATCATGTTCCTCTCGTTTTAGCTTGGCCAGGTCCTCGGCCGTCAATTTCGCGGGGGGCGTCTCCGGCAAGGGCTGGGTGGGGGAGAAGGTCACGGCCAAGTCTTCGTACTTAAAAGCGACCACGCCCATCTCTTTCATAAATTCAGTTAACTCTTTAGCCTGGGTTAGCAACATCTCACAGCTCCTCTATCCAATTAGTTTGCTTTTGCGTATCACGTTCCACGATTTGTCGCACCATATCGCGCTCAGTCCTCTCTAACCACTCAGGAGACCCATACTTAGGCTCTGCAATCTTCGGTCTGTGTAAATAATGGTAGATGTACCTGCTAGCGTACAACACAGCGTCACATAAGTCATTTGGTAAGCTGGGATCTTCTCGCCTACGGTCATCGTATTGTAGGGTATTCCATTGCTGAATTAGGTCCAAGTTGTCGTTAGTAATCACACAAAAGTTCTTCGCCATTAACTCACCATTAAAGCTAGCAATGAAGGCCATCTTGTCGGTCTTCTCGGCGGGCTGTACAGGTAGGGAATAGCGTTGTCTGAACTCTTCTGTGATGCTTTTTCCAAGTCCACCAGTGTCACAGACTATTGCCTCAAATTGGTACTTATCGTTTAGCTTCATCACTATCTCAGCAATGGCGCTAGGTATAAGCTCACCTTTAGCCCATGACTTAACAACGTAAGCAGTAGGACATTTGTCTGAATAAGCCATGATGGCAAAGGCTGTTTTGTCGTGCCAACCGTAATCCAGCCCCAGCACGTATTGCCAAGGTTCCACAGGGAGTGAGGCAACCCCGTTGCGGGTCTCCTCATAGTGGTAGACCAGGGCATCCTGATCAACGCACCATTGCCCTAGGTACTCTCTACGGTATGTGGGGTTTGTATCGTCCCACTGTTTGCGCCTTTTTAGTTCTTCAAGCCATTGGCCAGCGTGGGGCAGGTGCGGGTTTTGAAGCAAGGACCACGAGTGCTTAGAGAAGTGGGACTTTGGGCTTTGCATCGCATCATAGAATATCCCTGCGGGCACGGGCCCTGGGGTGCCGAGTAGGCAGAGGTCGCCTTGCAAGTCGAGTAGCGCGGGTTCCAGCACGTCATCTATTAGGTACTGGAGGTGGGTGCCAAAGGATTGGGCCTCGTCCACGATAACGCGCCTGTATTTATTTCCACGTAAGCGGTCGGATAGGTTCTCCATGTCGGCCCCCATCACCCAGATGCGGGACTCGTTAGGCAGTACTACCAATAGCTCAGACTCTTTAAGAGAGAGTATTCCTCCTAGCAAAGTGCTGAGTTCTCTGAATTTAGGCCACATGATGGACTTGGCAGATCTGCGAGTGAGTCCCAGGTAAAGGGAGTCAGTGCCGGGGGCTTGCAGGCAGGCATCCACGAGCGCGGCACCGGCGGCGTGGGACTTGCCCGCACGTCGCGTGCAGCATGCGGCCTTTTGCGAAGACTTATCGTTAAAGAAGTCTTGCTGTGGTCCGAATAAGCTGCGCCTTAATTTATTTCTTGGGTCACGCATGCTCAGGATGCGGGCCGCAAGGTCTGCAATGCTCATTTCTTTTTCTTGGTCTCAACTAATGGGGCGGGCTCTTCTGCAGGGGTCCACCAGGGCACGTTATAGTTTGTGACTACGACCCTAAACCCATCCGCTTTGCGAGTGATGAGCCAGCTATCTCTGTCAGAAAGCCATTCGAAGTCAAACAAGCTAGCTTGGAACCCGGTAATGAAGTCTTGCCCCACCTTTACGCCGGTAAATGCTTGCAGATATACTGGTTTCATTAGGATATCCTTGCGATGAAGAAGGGGTTAAAAATGAGAGATAACTTCTCAGGCAGATACGAGAGACGTTTGTGTGAAAAGCAATACTGCACGTTCTTAGCGTCTGCATAATGCTTATCCCACAGGGCTGAAAATACCCCTTGCTTACGAAATGGCTCTTTAACATAGGCCCATAAAACACAATCAAGCTCGCCGTTGAAGCCACATATCCATCCCACAAGAGACTCTTCGCCATCTATAAATATGGTCGCCATGGTCACCATTGGCAACATCTTTGGCATTAGCAGTGCTAGGTCAGCACTAGCGAGTGTTGTAAGTCCTGCGCTCTTGACCCACGAGTTGTGGATGAAGTTACGGTCTGAGTCTTTGGCCTGCCTGAATTTAATCATAATGAATTACCTGCCAATCTGGACAAGTCGTCATCGCTCATCCCCATCAATTTCTGAATTACGTGGTCCGGAGTCACGTTTATAAATGATTCTTGCTCTTTATCTTCGCTCTTTGTTGTGATTTCTACAGCCTTCACTTCCGCGAATAGCTGTGGAAATATGCGTTCCAGGTAGGCCAATGCGGCACGCCAATCCTTTTCAGCGCCACTGCGAATCTTGCTAATCCACCACAAGAGATTTTGGGCTTGCGCCTTGTTTATAGCTGCCGCAACCTCTTCATCATCTAGCATCCACTGCTTTAGTGTGGCGCGTTGAATATTAGCGATGAGGCAGCAATAATCGAGAGGTAGACCGTTTCGAATTGCTTCACAGACCTCTTTAACAAGATCAGGCACAGTCTCCACGGGGACATCAATGGCTTTACGCGCTACAGCGACCCTAGCCCCACTGTTGCCACGCCCAGATCTCATCTGTGCTAGCTTGATAGCCTCATCAAACATGGCATCGCCACGTCTCCACGCGTGTCCAGTGCCCACGGCAACGCCTGTGGTCATAATAGCGGCTCGGAATGATAACCCCTCAGCCATCCGAGTAAGAATCATCGTCTTTTTTTCATTCGCTTGTTCAGCAGTCAATGGTGCGGCCATGGAGTCACACTAGCACGGCGAGTCTCACTATTCAATTATTCGTAGTGAGACTCAAAGTAGTCATTTCTTCAACAAAATCAACATACACGGCATGTCTAGGCGTGTGAAGGTGCTATAACTGGCTCCTGAGAGCCAGGTGCAAAACTTTTTGATCTTTGCCTCTAGCGTTTGAAGCAATGGCCTTTGTACTCGCCTAGCCGCTTGAGGCAGCGGAAGCCCAAGCCGCATTGAGTATCCCACGAGCACATGGAGGTCCCGGTCTCAACCCCTGAGTTATTGTTGACGTTTTGGGGTTTGAACTCACGTGTGCCGTATTGATTGACGGTCTGAAAGCACATGCCCATGGATTGATACATCCCTTTGACGCATTGTTCTCCGTATAAACATCCGTAATTATTAGCGCAGCTTTGCCCTGCGGCTAGTCCCATGGAAGAGGAGAGGGCGACGAGTAAAGCGAGTAGAGTTGTTTTCATAAGTGTGTTCCCCTTTAAAAAATACCCATATGGTGCCAGGCTAAATATCCGAAGATGAGCGTAAATATGGTGATGGCGGACTTTTCCCCCATAGCTCCGATAGCAAAGAAAGCGATGACGCCCCAGAAGATGTATCCCGTCATGTTAGGCCACCTTTCGTTCGTTTCTTCGAGCATAGATAGCGAGCAGTTCCACCTTCAGATCTGGGTGTCTGCGCAGGTACTCATCAACCAGAACCTGCTTGGCTTTGAACGGTGGGAGGGCCTTAAGTACGGCAAAGAGGGTGTGGTTTTCTTCAAGGGACATGTCAAAGCTCATGTATGAGTAGACTTCTGTGAATAGGAATTCATTTCCGTCAATCATTACTGTGCTCATTTTCCCCTCCCCGAGAAAATTGGTGCCCTAGCAAAACCGGGGAGGGTTGAGCTAAGGCGTGGAACTTTTCCCCTCCCCCTATTTTAACTTATCGGAGGGTTTTCATTTTCCATTAGCACTATTTTGAAACTATTTTTGAAAAGCTATAGCTTTCGCAGCTCTACGAGCGAGGGTGCGTTGGTCTCGTTCGCGTGTGGTCTTAGCGTCATGGCATGCAGTGCACAGCACTTGCTGTGGGCCGTAGAACAGGCGGTCGATGAATTGGTCCCACCCCAAGAACCCGGCAACTGGATCAACAACGGGGTCAACATGATCCACGTGGACGGCCTCACGTTGGAAGTAGCAGAGGCATTCTTTGCACGCGAAGTGGACCCTGCGCATTGGAGAGCCGTGTTTGCTGGGAACGGTGTACTCTTCCTTGGCTGCTTCAAGAGCCTCGCGATAGCCCAGGGATGTGCGCCAGACGCGACGCAGAGCGCTCGTGATAGCGGCTCGGTCCTTTGTGCTAGTCATTGCCTAGGTCTCCTCTGCGCTTTGCAGCAGGGACGTTATCCTTCGTTTCAGGTCCATCAGGTCGTCAAGTGCGGCCAGAGCCACGTTCCTGATAAAAAATTCCGTTGGCTCGCTATTTGCTTCCAGTCTTCTCAGGTTTGCCGCCATGCATTCAGCGAGGGTTGCAGCTATTGCTAGGTCCATCTCTCTTTTAGCCTTACTATTCATTTCTCAGTCTCCTTTTGAACGTTCCGGAACTTCCGGATAGTTGGTGGTGGTGTTGGGGTGTTCCCCTGTCCCACTTGGGAGAGCCCTCTCAGACAATCCCCCGAGGCGCCCTATGAGCTCGTCCACTTCGCGGTGGGCTGAGTGTAGCTCCTCCAGCATCTGGGTCACCTGAAGCATGACTTTGGCGATTCTGACCCGTGCCCTGAGCGTCGCGGTTTCAACATCATACCCGACCAATGCCGTGAGTCTTTTGTTTGGCCGGACAGACAAACGGGGGGAAACCTCTTCTGTGGTACTTGGTCCCACCTTGGAAAGGTCCACCAGAGCAGCAGGGGACGGGTCTACGATGTCCTGGTCAATAGTCATTCTCGCTAGTCTCCTTTTTAACTTTGTGTTCATTGCAATGGATGAAAGCTTCAAGCTCTCGCAAAACCCTAGCAGTTTCATAAACTTTCGAAGTGGTACGAGTAAACCACGCTTTTTCATGCTGTATTTTCATAAGGTTGAGCCAACCAGCAAAGCGCTTGTAGGCCGGGTCCTCGACAGAGGCTATCTCGCAAACACGGAAAAAGTCGTTGTTCCAATAGCTTAGCCTGTCCCACAAGAGGCGGGCCGTGGCAACGGTGGCATAGCGGTATGTCATAAGGGTTTGTCATCCTTTCCTTTTTGGTGGTTTTGCCACCAAACCTGCGCAGGAAAGGCGACAGAGGGGACCGTAACAGAGAAACGCGACAAAGTATAGCAGTGGAAGAGAGAGGGAGGTCGAGGGGTCAATGCTGATATCAGCATAAAATCAGCATTCAATGCTTACAGTTAAGTATATAATATTATTATATAATACTATATAATCAGCATAATCAGCATATCTAGCGGTCTAGAACTCCCGACGTCAGAGATATGCTGATTATGCTGATTGTTGTTGTTTCCTTAGAATCTTCGGAGGGTTAACTGTAAGCATTCAATGCTGATCGAATGCTGATCATGCTGATCTGATTTGGTGTCAGATCAAACCCATACCCACGTAAGATTGAGCACTTACAGAGTCTACGGCCTTTCCCTCCCCTGAGTCAAGCAAATGCTGCATGCGTTTGGCCACGCCCCAAATTTCTGAGCCGCCAATTCTCCACTTGGTCGTCTGATTTCGACCTGCCCCATTTCCACCAGGTCAAATAATCGAACGTCCAGTTCTTTGGCCGAAATGCGCAAATTACAGAGCAAGGCCCTCCTCGTTGACTTGCCCCCCGATCGCTTGAGGGAGTCCACAATGCGGCACCTGTCCCGCTCTGCCATGTTGTCAGCCATCCAAGTGGTACTGATGGCAACCAGGTCAGCGACGCGGTCAGTCACCACAGACAGCGCCCACCGCACGTCGTAGGGTTCCACAGTCGTGCGATTGCATCCCAGAGCATGCAGACAAGCGCACTTGAGTACGTTGGCGCTCCCTCGGTCTATGACTGCCGCCCCCGGCCCCTCCGGGTTCCCCAAATAGACCTTTTCGCAACTTCGCTCGTATTGTTTCACCATAGTGTCGGCATCATCAGTTATCTTCATCCGTTTTCGAGGGACAACCTGTGGATCTTGCTCGGACGCCTTACCTGCCTGGAACAAGTTTCTAGCCTCAAGCATCTTCGGCACCCCACCCTTGCCATTCTCAGTAATCCCCTGCGTCATAATTCTGCGCAGTTTACCAATAATCTCTTTGTCAATGCTTGATTTATCTTTAACTTTCTTCTCGCATGGCATTGGGATATCCCACACCATAAACCGACTCAGAAGACCGCCTCCAACGCTATCGCTGTTGATTGTTTCCTTGAACTTCTTAGGAGTCCCAAAGCCCAACCAGGTGACACGAGGGTATTTAACTGCAGGCACTGAACTCGACTTGATGATTTGGGAATCCCATACTTCAATGCCATTGTGGAGCTCTTTTAAGTCCGACAGTAATTGCTTGAGGAATACATTGTCAGTGGAGCTAACTTTGGAGAAGAAGTCCTGCGCCTCGTCCACGGCCCAGAACCTAGAGTTGAAGCTATATAATTCACAACGAAGTCCATGACTAGAGCCTGGATGACTGCACACAATCCTTGCATCGACTTCGCGAAGGATGTTCCTAGCCCCCTTGATGTAATCCTCTTTCCCACCAGCAGCAGGTAATAGGCACACCTGATATAAACTCAAACATCTACCGTCTGGAGTTAAATAACTTCCTTGAGCCACTGAGCTCATAATCGATAGGCTTGTTGCAGTCGAGAAGTGTTCATAAGACCGTATCGCGTTGTTGTATAAGTGCGCAGATATCTCAGAAATTAACCCTTGCGGATCTAGAATCTGTGTGGTAGCTTTTGGTTGTTCATTCATGCAAAATGAGGAACACCTTTCTTCTACATCAGCTTGCAGAAGCTTCTGCTCAGGCTCCACAGCCTGGGCTTCTTTTTTATCTGAGTTTTCTTCTCGTACAAACAACAACGGTGGGTCAATTGGCTCCCAACCCGCTTCCCTAGCCATATGGATCAGAGTTCCCACGCCTAGCCCGTTCCCGTGGAATGAATTCCATTTTTTCGCCAGCGCCCTGCTGCCTGGATAGGTGGACCCTTTTGAGCTCCACTCGTCCCACACGCTAAACTCTAGCCCGGCGCTATGGATACCCATGCCGACAGTGACCCAATCCATGTAGCTCATGTTTGGATCCAGGTGCGCCACAGCCTGCACAACCTCGTCCAGGGTGTACTCCGTGGGCTCGGTCTCTCCCCCTTGAGCATTGCGCTTGCCCTCGCGATGTACGGGCTTGCAAACGCTACCGACCCAATCGGGCAGTGGAGCCAACTCGCAATCGTAGGGGGAGACAAGCCATTCGTAATACTCCCCACTTACATGCAGAGAAGTGGGCCCCACGACGTAGCCACCCGCCCCTTTAAGCTCCACGCCCTTGTCTTTGTAGCGGAACGCGGAAGCATATGGGGCATGTGGTGGGGCAAAATAGTAGTGGTGGCCCCCGCCCCCTGTAGCTACCAACCAGGTGCGAGGCAGGGGCTCATTCTCCGCAATCAATGCTGCCAGGGTCTCATTGCCCCCGTGTCGTGGGTCTATATCGAGGACCACAACATCGGTGCCGCATATCACTCCTATGTTCAAGCCTGCGAAATGGCACATGTCTGTGTATGCTTGCGGGCTCCAATCGTGGCTCGGGTGTTTCCCTTGCGACGTACAATCGGGGTCCATACAATTGCACATGCCGTTGTCTGCCGAATGGAGCCTTATGAATGTAAAATGCTTTTCAATCAACGGTTTGAGTTCATCCTGCCTGATTAGCATTTTTCCCGCTCTTTCTTTTTAGCTCATTATTTATGCGTGCAAGCTCAACAATTTCATTTTTTACATACCAATATCGCCTATCCCCTACCTGTGGTGTGACAATACCCCTTTTAGCCCATGCCCATAGTGTGGGTTTTGTTATCCCAAGAATTTCACAAGTTTCTTTTGTTGTTATAAGATGCGCACTCACTTTATATTCTCCCTTTGGGTTTTTCTTGACAATCTTTAATCCGTATATTAAAAAAAGTCAAACCAGAGACGAAAGGGACCCAATGCAGATAATTAAGAGCGGAGAAAGAACTAGAAACTCATGGGTTGTTGCACTTTATGGACCTCCAGGTGTGGGGAAAACAACGCTTGCAGCCCTAGCGCCAAACCCTGTGTTGATTGACTTGGAGGATGGGGCAGAGCGTGTGTTGTGTGACCGTACACCACGCATCAATACCGTTGCAGAGTTTAAAGACGTGATGAGACAATTTGTGCGAAGTGAGTACGAGACTGCTATAATAGATACACTTGACATGTTGGAACAACTCGTCTTTAAGGACGTGCTTGAGTCCTGTAACTGGAAGTCTATAGAACAACCAGGATACGGCAAAGGTTACGAGGTAGCACGTGAGCGATGGGTTGACTTATTGAAAGTATTCGATGGATGCGTTCAACGTGGGAAAAACATCCTTTGCACATGCCACGATCAGATTAGAACATACACTACACCTGACACAGATAGTTATGAGAGATATGACTTGAAACTGCATAAAAAGGTTTCTGCTTTAATCATGGCACGAATGGATGCCGTTTTGTTCTGTCAAAAAGAGATGGTACTAGTCCGCGACCGAGTCAAAGAAGATAGACTTATTGGAAAGGGCACCGGCAACCGGGTGCTACGTACCACAGAAACGCCCGCTTGGATTGCTAAAAATAGATTCAATTTGCCTGATACCATGCCCATGACGGGCGATATATATAAATTATTCACGTGAAAGGAATAGATTCATGAGTTTTTCTTATACCCCCGGTGCTAGCGAGTCCGACCAATGCCCCCCTGCAGGGAAGTACACCGTACTTATTGCGGATGTTGAAGACCGCGTAGCTAAAAGTGGAGCCAATTACCTGAGCATCAAGGCCCAGATAATTGGCCCACGCTTTCAGGACCACACGGTTACCGATATGATTACTTACGAAAACTCCAGCCCTGAAGCCATGAAAATCGGTCGACGCAAGGTTAGAAGTCTGGTGATGGCCGTGTTCGGCGAAGACAGGCCCTTTGTGGCACAGGACCTCATCGGCAAGGTTGTAGACGTCAACACAGAAGTGAATAGCTACAACGGCGAAGACAATGCTCGCGTTAAGTCTTACGTTGGCAAGGTTGCACAGACTGTGCAACCCACCGCTACAGAGATTATGTCAAAGGTAGCACCGGCTAAAGGCAAGTTAATCGAGACGATGAAGGCAAATCCTAGCGAGCAAAATGATTCCGACCTTCCGTTCTGATATATAGACTATTTGGAGTATAATTCACCCATGTCCAGAACATTTACAAGAGATGATTCCCTGCCGTGGGTGGGCTCCATCAGTGCACTCAGAAGCCTGATGACGTGCCCACAGCAGTTCCAAAACAAATACATCCGCAAGGTGCCTCGGGATTGTGATTGGACCCGTCCCACATTCTTTGCGTTTGGCAGTGCAGCACATGCCTGCCTGGAGCTTTGCAGGCACGACGTTGCTCGTCTGAGCCAAGCTGATATCAAAACAGCATGCGACGCGGAAGGCCTCACCTGGGAGACCGATGGAGCCAAGGTTGCTGCATGCCTGCGCAGCTATGGAGCCAATGCAAAACGCATGACCGTGCTAGCCGTGGAGCTTGAGGTGTTGTGCCAAAACTGGGTTCGATACCTGGATGCAGTACTTGCGGATGAAACCCATTGGTACATGGCTGACACCAAATTTGTGGCCCTATTGGACCCACACATCAAACATAAGCTCAGAAAAGATAACCAAATTTGGCTCTACATGTCGGCCCATGAGGCGATTGAAAAGCAAGGGCTGGTTCCACCGGGGCTCAAGTTCGGCGGGTTCTTTTATCGCGAGGTTGTGAAGCCCGCCATCAAAAAGAAGAAAAACCCCGAGACTTGGGAGGAGTTTACCCTGCGTTGTGGCACCCCGGACTATCGAGAAACCCATGTGCCCTATGACCCAGAGTCATGCAACACAAACCTACGTAACCTTGGCACCTGGCTCCAGGTTGCCCGAGGGATGAAGCCGGGGGATATCGTAGGACGCAACTACAATGCGTGCATCAACAACGGCGTGGTGTGCGAAACGTATTCGCAATGTCACGGATATGCGCACAGTAGTATTTCGATGGGAGCAGAAGAATAACATGAGCACAGATATTCAGTTGGTGAAAAATGGGGATAGGTTTTTGGTCTCATCGAAAGAGATTGCTGCCAAATTCGGCAAAAAACACTATCATGTTTTAGAAGCTTACCGAAATTTGATAACTGAGATACAAGACGCTGATTTCATTGAATCGAATTTTCGATGCAACGTTGTCAGTACGTTGCGAGGCGAGGAAACGACCGAGGTGCTATTCAGCCGCGATGGGTTTGTGATGCTCGTAATGGGATTCACGGGTGCCGCTGCTGTTCACTGGCGCATTAGATTCTTGGCTGCATTCAACTCGATGGAACAAGCCCTCGCCGAAGAAATGCCCCGGCTACAAAATCGTGTACGCGAACTTGAGACCCAGATCCATAGCAACCAACGCATGCTGAGCGAGGCTAAGCGGCCGCATAAGAACAAGAACACTGTGTTGGTACCTACGTTTCGTCAAACCATTTTTGAAGACAATGAGCTGGTATTGGTAAGGGTTCCACGGAATGACCCAAAGTATTCAGAATCAAGTTACAAAGAAGCAGAAATGATGAGGCTTTCTTCTCTCATGCAGGGAATGGCAAGGAAAGTTGAGAACCTCACCCGCGAAATTGCTATATTAAGAAGGAAGTAACCAATGGATGTAGAAAATAAGATACTGGCACGGCTAGAAGCTTTCGACGCCTCCCTAGAAATAGCGAAGAGAATGACAGAAGAATTTGCAAAAGACCGAGGAACCGAGGGGTTTGTTACGGATGAGCTTTGGAAATCAATGATTGATTCAGCGATAGATATTTGGTTAAACGACGAGGTAGTGCAATGAATATATACTCGCTCCTTTTAATAACAACAAATGTGTGCGCCCCTTACATATGTGACTCCTATGCTATCTGTGGCGGCAAGGACTCTAAAAAGGAATGCCTAGAGTATGTGAATAGGTGTCTAGTGAAAGAACGAAAGAATGGCACCGAGAACGATATTGCGTTTGAATGGTGTGCTGAGAAAGTGCCGCCTGCACTAGTCGTTGGGATTGTTAATCTATGAAACGCTACAGCAATGACACCTATGATGAACTAGTTGAGAGCGACAAAGGCGAGTGGGTTAGCTACAATGAGGCCCAGGCTGAGATTGCTGTTCTAGAAAAGAAACTAGACGCGGCAATGCGTATTACGAACACTTGCGCGCACATATCAAAATTCGATATGCCAGAAGATTTCTGGGACAAAGTGTTTGCGGAGGCTTTGGCATGAGCCAGGTGTTGAGGCAACGCACGCTTGAAGACTTGCGAGAGTCCACCCTGTACGGGAAACTCTACCGCATAGTGTCCAAGCACAACAACAAGTTCATTGCCCACCGCATCCGCCGCCGTGGTGAGACGCTGTGGATGATGAGGGGCGAGCGCGTTGTGATTGAGAAGACTCCACAAGCAAACTTGCCTGCGCGTGTTGGTGACTTTGTTTTTCAGGACGCAGATAAACGATACGCATTATGGGCGGCAATGATAGACATCGAGGTGAAAAATGAGAGGTGAAAGAGAGGTCTCTGCGTTCTCTAAGCTCATGCTAGGAAAGCTTGCCATTCGTGAGCACCATGGGGATTGGCTGGCAATGACGCGAAGAGAACTCATTGAATGGCTCGAAGATGAAATAGAAGAATTCGCATCAGCGCAGAGCAAAGAGGACGAAATTGCCGAGCTGGTCGATATCGCCAATTTGTGCATGATGATTGTAGACAAGCACGGGGGACTTGAATGAAAGCCACACTTGAGTTTGACCTAGACCACGAACGTGATGAATACACGAGTGCTATAAATGGTTGGCGATATAAAGGCGTAATTGATGATCTGCTTGATTGGCTCAGAAATAAAGAAAAATGGGAGTCTACTTTTGAGATGAAAGTTGATGAAGCTAGACAAAAAATAATGGAACTCATGAGAGATAACGAGGTATGAACATTTTTCTAGGCATCTGCATCGTAGTATTCTGCATTGGATGGGTTGGCACAGGCTTCCTGCTGGCCTGCGACGTGCGCGCAAATTGGTACAAAAGCCTGATTATTGTGGCCGTCTGGCCGCTGCTTTTGTTTTGTGATTGGTTAACAGATTAGCCCAAGGTGGGCTACGGCTAGGCTGTTTGCGCTGCGAGTCGCAGCCTGGTTGCGATTATTTAGTCCATGGTGGACTAACGGCCCGTTGAGACATCTGCCAGCAACGGGCTTCGTTTCCTTACTTAGCAAAAATGCTGATGACTTCTGCAGGCACGTCTGCCATATCTAGCGAAATGCTCAGCAAGATTTTGCCGTCTTTGTTTGGGTCCACACTGATGATTACTTTGCCGTCAACGATTTCAAATTTCAGAACTTTATTTTCCATGTCGAATCTCCTTTTGGGACGTTTTACACTACATCGCACCCAATGCGCGAAGTATGGCAATGATAGCATCAAGTATCGTCTTACCCCAGCCAGGCAAGAACAAACCTGCAATAAAACTCAAACCACCAAGCACAGCCGCTGCAGTTTTTGCCCATGCCCAGCCTGAGCTTTTCTTGACTGGTTCCACAGGATGCGAAGGAATATTGTCGTGCGGCTCTAATACCACTGGCTCCTCGATAGGCTTGGGCGGAGGAGGCGGCGGAGGTGGCTTAGGCAAAGGTTCGCCAGTCGTTTGGCGAGAGACAATGCCTGCAGACACGGCCTCCCATTTCTGTACTAACATAAGCAACACTGCTTTTTCATCAGCGGAAAGTGGCAAATTTTCAACGGTCTGCCATTGTGCTGACTGTACATGCAGCGTTGCATTTATGGCCGTGTCCTCAGGGCTACCGCCGAATCCGATGCCGAAAACATCTTCCTTCATGGCTCGTCCGAAGTCGTTCTTGAGCCAGTAGAACAATGCCAGTATATCCCACCTGATGTCTGTGCCAATGCAGGCTCGGTAGTAGTCATCTGCAATGAGAGGCGCACCGCGCCAGTACGCTGTGGAGGCCCACATGTTGAGGTTGCTCGGTGCTACTTTTACGCCGGGAGACTCGGTTCCGTGCAAAGAAAGAGCTATCATTGCTGCGCCCCTTAAAGAAAAAAGCCACTCAATTGCTTGAGCGGCCCGGTACACGTCATTTCCGCCGTCATTTGGAGTATGTTGTAGTGTACTCCACAACGAGCGGAAAGAGCAAATTCTTTTTACTCTACGGGAAGAGCTTCGCCAGCTTCGATCTGAATCGAGGCAGCGTCGCCTGCAAGCAGGTCCAAAGGCAGCTCGCCAAGAATCGTTTTCACGCCTTCGCCCAAGTCAGCGTCAGCCGAAACTTGTACAACGAGCGAGCCAACAACGCCAGCGGGAACAAACTCTGCGCTCAAGCCGCCTTCAGCAACCGTCAAGGTTCCCAAGGCAGGATTGGTCAAAGCCCAGACAGGTGCTCCGTCCACAGGGGCAAGATTGCCGAATTTGTCAACAAGTTTAATAGACAAAGGAAGCTTGAAAGAAACTTTTAATTGCATGTCCCGTACCCCTAACTTTAGTCCAAACAGTTTCGCTGTAAAAACCATTTTTACCGCTCTGCCTGGATACAAAAAACCTTCAATAATTGGACAGGCCCATTCATAGGCAATCCGTGCGAGTTTATACATCATGTGCTCGCCCCTTGTTTTTCTGTAATGCCTAAAGTGTATCAGCCAGGCATTCGAACTGCAAACTTCCACTCGCCTACTGGTCCGCCTGTCAAATTTCTTTCACTGACGCCCCATGCCTGATTGTGCAGGACGTGCGCAGCGCGAGGCCCGAAGTAGTCAACGAAGGTGTAAACGTGGTCCAAGTCGGCGAGGTTTGCCGTTGGTCCACTGGTGCATACATCACCGGGACGCATTGCGCCGATGCTTGTGACCTTGGTCCAGCCATTGGCAAGTGCCCAGGTGAGGAACGCTCCGACGTTAATCGCTGCTGCTGTATTGTGTGCTGGAAAATTAAGGCCAGAAAGCTCAAGTGCGCTTACAGTGTGAGCCACGCAACCATTCTCTGTGGCTGTGGGGCTATAGACACCTGCAAACCACTCCTCTACACGAGCACGAACCTTGTCATAGTTGTTCTTGTAGAAGTTAAAGAACTTGTCCGCATTGTCGCCAGTGCTCACCACAGGCCCCGGCCCTCGCCCGCTTCCAGGAATGAATGGAATCGGCTTGTTTGCAGGTGCCACAAGGATATTGTGGATGCCGTAGATTTTGAACAAGTCCGCCAGAGTCTCACTGTTGTTGATATCAGCGATGAACTTAGCATGCTCCCCATCGTAGCCAATCAATACAGGCTTGCCATCGGCCTTATTGTTCATTTCGTACCAAGTAATCTTGAAAGGCGTTTCTATTACCACTGGTTTCTCCTCAAATGATACGGCACCTTTTTCAACGAGTTTCTTAAGCATGGCAACAACACCAATCTGAGCAGACCATGCATCAGGCCCCCATACTCCGTCAGCCACATAGCGTCCAGCTTCCTCGATGTTGGTAAAGCTCCACACATATTGTGAAGGTTTTCCTTTGCCACGATATCCTAATCCATTGTAGCACTCAGCCAACCAGAGCGCATGGGCAAGGCTCCAATCTTTTTCGTTGTGGTATCCTTCGTGGCGCAAGGACACAATCGCACCATCAGGCCAGGTACCATTGCACACAAGGCCCTTTGGGACGCGCACAGTTGGCTTGGTTACATCGTCGCCGTTGGCTAACCATGTGGAAAAGTCGAAGTTGCTTTCCATCGAATGGATGCAACCAACGAACCACCAAGGCACACCTGTAGCGAATTCAATCTGTTTATAGATTCCCTTGCTCGCTATGATTTTGTCGGCACATCTGTTGGCACCGTCCACACCGTTAACACGGATAACAGCACGGCCCCAGCGCTCAAGTATCTCTTCTTTAGCTTGAAGAAAGTCGAATGAACTCATTTATTATCCTCCTCGTCCTCTCCCTTGCACCCATTGTGCAGACATGGCCGCGATGATATCAGTCTACGCACATGCGTTAAGTCGCTGTCTCTTTTCGCCTCACGTACCAACAAGTCCGAGATGTTCTTGTTTATCCCACTCAATTGCGAGACCATTGCTTGTAAAAAGTAGACAATTGCCGCAATGCCTCCGCCAGCGAGCCAACGTAGCCACTCATCCGTGAGCTGTACCGTGGTCATTTCTGCACCAATCTCCCCAGTGCAACCAGGGCAAAACCGCTACCATTTCGCGAAAAGTGCGGCCCCTCTGTGTTTGGCTGCCACGCTCTCATCTCTGCTAAAACATCTTGCTGTAATGTACTATAGTCGCCCGTGGCCGTGAGCGCCACTATGTAACGCGAATACAAGCTTGGGCTTGTTGTATCGCATGTTTTAGCGGCATTTATGTAGGTCGTTGTTAAGTTTCCCGTGTGGGCTTTGAGGTAGACGGTGTCGAGTACCAGCGAGCAGTCTCCGCCGGAATTCGCGTCGATGGTGATTTGTGCCTCTGCGACATAATCAGGTACGTTTGTGCCGAATGGACGCTTTTGGCCGAAGCGCGAAGCCACGTCTCCGAGAACGTTGAGCAACCCAGGGCTAAGTAAACATTTGTCGAGTCCACAAACTTTCCAATTATTTCTACTGGCATAAGCAATTACACTCCTTAAAGGGTTTGCGTCTCCATAAGCCAAGGTCCACATTGCCATACTTATCATGTGGTCCCTAGAGAAACTATCAATACCAGCTGCACGGTGAGCAGGCGAGCGGAACGGTTTCCCGTCCTCTCGAATACTGGCCAAAGCGAAGGCATCGGCGGTTTGGTCGATAAAGCCAATGCGGAAGTAGGAATACAGGCCCCAGTTGTCGCTCTGCCTCTCCACACTGTCGCATGGAAACTTGGCAGGTGCGCCATCACAGCGCACAAGCTCTGGCAGAATGCGGCCAATCTGAACGTCTATTTCTTGGTTCGTTGTTAAAGGTGGGTAAGCCTCCACGCGCTTGCCACAGCTTAAAATCAACAAAAATGCTAAGTGGGACAAGCGCATGATGGGCTCCTTTTTAATCTAGTCTTGGTGCCGATATCGCATTGACGTTTCTTAATCAATCAACATAGCCTCAAGAAACATCGATGACCCGGAGGTAGCAGGTGCCGTGCCTGTAAAAGTCATAGATCCACGGATGTAGACAGTGCCACCGCCCGCTGGAATTGTGATGACTCGACTCGGTAGTGCTACCCACGATGTGGTCGTGTTTTCCGTGCTCGAATTTCCTCCACTGTATTTAGTGTTGGCTGTGTCTGCGACATTAGATGTTATATTTCCAAGAATTCTTGTGCGAGTAGTACCAGCGGTCCCCGCTGCGATGTTGCCAGAACAAAGGTATGTCCCTTGTCCAAGTGCCAAAGATGCGAGAGTGTACGTGGTATCTGTCGCCGTGAAAGTCGTGTTGCTAATCGTCGCAGCTTGCATGTTCCCTAGATAACTAGACGCCACAGCAACGCCACTGCTTCCACCTTTGACTGGCCCTTGCATGTAAAATGATTGCGTATCTCTTGGTGATAGAGCAAGCCTCCATTTCCACGTTGTGTAGTTAGACCAAGGATCACCGCTTGATCCGTAGGTTGTATTACTCGCCCTTGCGCCACGGTTTCCAAAGAATATTTGAACATTTGTAGCACTAGACCATGCGTTGCTTACACCGTAGAACGCTGCACCCTGTCTAATTCCGTTGAATGACCTTAGATTAGAATCTGTCCAACCGTTTCCGTCATTGAGTTCCAACGTGATTTTTTGCCGGTTAGAGTCGAACGTTGGCACGGTGATATTGAACGTTGTTATATTATCAGACACGGAATCTATAGAAAGGACTGAAGCGCCAGTGGGCCCTTCCACCGTCAAACCAGCAGCATTGCTTCCGCCCGCTGTTGCTGTTGAGCCCGTGTTATAGAAGTATCGAGTAAGACTAACTTCAGGTGTTGCGATATCCGTAGGCTGCCAGCCTGTAATTGGAACAGAAACTATAGTCGTAAATGTGTCGGAAGCGGCCCAAGTAAACGGCACCGTGGCATTCCAAGCTACGTTTGTTGTTGCTGCAAAGATAACTTCCAGCTGGGTGCGTACATTCGACCAGCGAACGAGTCCAGTAAAGTATTGCGATGCGGAGCTGTCGATAGAATAAGCACTACCAAGCGGTGAATTGCTCAAATCTGCTAGCTTTGTCGTGTCTACTGAGATGCCTGCAGGTAACCCGATGCCAATATTTCCAGTAAGAAGTCCACCAGTGCCAAGCTGAACAAATGCCTGAATCTCCACATTGGTACCAACGCGCCGCCATCTGCCTGCCACTGTAGAACCCGAGCCGAGAGTAGTATTCGCGAAAGTCGGGGTGTAGCTAGTCCAATCTGTCGTAATCCCCCCGCTCGTCACGCTCACAGCCTGGCCGATATAAACTTGGTCTACAAATAAACCACCTGCATCAATCGCCGCCGTTCCTAGTATTCTCACTGTTAAAGTCGATGGAAGGGCAGGGATAGGAAACGTTCCGCCAGTCTTCACTGGCTTGGTGGCGCTTGTCAGTGTGCTGATATCTTTTTCAAATATCACATTGTTACTGCCATCCAATACCTGCAATTTTCCGCCCGTCACAGCAGCCCCTTGCAATACTACGGAAACTTCACCTAGTCGTGAGGACAAACCTAGGTCTAATGCGTTGGTGGCCCAGTCAACTCGCCATGCACCGGCAACGGCCTGTGTAAATTTGAAGGTGCCGCTTCCGAACAATTTAGCAGTGGTTTCCCTTGCCGCTGTTACGGTATTGGTTCCACCGTTTAGCGTGAGGTTAGAGGACGCGCTCACCTCTGCGTCTGGATTAATGACGTAGTTTGTGGCCCCCACAGGTGTGGCCCATTCCATCGCATTCGCTGCAAGATTCGTGCGCAGTTGCTGCAATGGCGTGCCGAGTGCTGTTAGCCCCGTGCCGCCCTTCGCAAATCCAACCGCTGCAGACAATGCCGCATCAGTTAACTGCCCGCCTTGTGCCGTTGTGGCGTGCGTATGTACTGCGTTGGTGCTACGCCCGATCTCGTCGTATCTATCAGCCACCGCGTTGTATGTAACGGAAAGCATCTGACCAGCGCCGAGGGTGCAGTTTCCGTTGAGCATCATGCCCTTTGTATTATTGTTGCTTGCATAGGTAACGGTAGCAACGTCGCTTGTTCCAATTAACCTGTAAATCTGGCCATCGTTTGGTGCCACTGTGCCGAAAGGTTGGACGTTCGCCGTGACCGGTGCCCCACCCGTTCCCGCCACTGGTATGGTTAACTCGCGACCTAACTGTGTAGGCAGAGAGCTGCCAGCTGCAGTGGTAATTGTGTACGTCGGTGTGATGGCGTGGTTATTCGCGTACCACTTGCCCGCTGCCCAGTCCGTCGCAAATGTACCTGATGTGTGCGCCGCCGCTGCAGGCACACGGTACAAAGTCCCGTTATTCACAACGTGATTGCCTACGCGGTAGTCCGTACCTGTTACCCAATCGGCGACATAATCGAAGCCAAAAAGCCTTTCATTCATGAGCTTTTGGTCTGTTTCTACCGTGGAATCGTATCCGCCTGCCGTGGTCGATGTGGTGTTTATGGCGCTATCAGGGTGCTGTGCCACGACACTTCTACCAGTTAAGGTGCCGTGCACCGTAGGTGTCACCGCTCCGATATTCACGCTCGAAATCTTGGTACCAGTGATGTTCTGGATGCCTTCAACACGTAGGCGGTAAACGTTGTTGGTAAAGGTGGACAAGAAACGCACAACCACCTTGTATATGCAGCAGAACTCGGTAAAGGGGAGGCCGGTCAAATCGAGAGAGGTGAAGGTCTCAGCTAGCGCAGAATCTCTTGCTGCCGTCCGCGTGGTGACGCTGAGCGGAGTCGCTGGGCTGTATTTGACTTGTCCTGGTATCCACACATACCTTAATTGCTGCGAACGCGTGCCAGAGGCCGCTGGAACCGCAAACAGATAGTAGCAAACGTAGTCCTCATTTATCATGATGGCTAGGGAGTCGCCGCCGCTTGATGGGTTGTATTGTGGCACACTTCCGCTTTGGAAATATGGTGCGTTCACGTCGCTTACATCCCAAACCCATTTATTGGATACGAATTGCTTCCTCATTTTTCCGTAGGAAACAATGCCATCCTGTGTGAATGCAGGGATGGTTGTGCGTAAGTCCTCGTCAGCCACAACGGTAGCTGCCACGTCTGGATTGATACTTGCGAGTAATGGGTTTGTCACGTCACTTGGTGGCGTGTACACCGTGATGCCACTCACCGTCCCACCGCTTACGCGATATGTTCCAATGGTTTCATGCAATTCTCTATGTGATGTTCCGTCCATGGCTGCACCATGAGTCTCACGCACGGCAAATCCGTCAACTAGTACTGTATCCCAATAAACGTAAATCACTGGCACATCTGCGGTCAAGTCCCAAGGGGTACTCTGCTCGCTCAGTCCGCTGCCAGCGGTATTAAGTATTACAAAATGGTCTCCCTGCACCGCGCCAATTGTGATGGTCAAAGGTGCCGAGAAGGTATACTTGGTACCACGCCGATATACTGCTTGAGTTCCCGTTGGCGTTACTGTGACAACACGTGTTGTGCTGTTAAAGTCTACCGTCCAGCTATCCGGATTCTGGAATCCCGTTGGCTCAGTTGTTATCGAACTAAAGTCTAATGGCTTCCAGTTTGTGCTGCTACCAGAGTCTTTTTTCTGATACAAATCCCCGGTTGTCGTATTCAGATACAGTGAGCCAATAGTGCCAGTGGTTGCCGTAAATGATGGGTCAACTGTGCCTGATTGAAACTGTGTCCCATCTTTAAACTCAATGCCAGAGGACGCTAACACCTTGGCAAAGGTGCCTTTAAAAATAGTTGGTGAGCCCATAAGTATATCCCTTCAGATATAGTTCTACTATGTGTAGAAGTTAATGGCTAATGTTCCTACCGTGACCGCTACCGCTGCAAGCGGACGTATTGACACGCGACTATTTATTGGAATAAGTATCTCCACAGTGCCGTTCCCGCCTGGGAATATGGTGAATTGAACCACTTCGCTTGCCGCAGCACCTACCGCCAATTCCAAGAATTCTCCTGAGCTGTCAAAGATTTCTAGCTTAGTTGCTTTCGCCGTGGTACTCGCCACAATTTGGGTCCAAGTAGGCGAGGCCGGAAGATTTGATGAGGCATAGGCTCGTGTGTACGGAGCATTTGCCAACGAACGAGAAAGCGCCGTGGGTGCATTCAATGCCGCTAATACCGATACTAGCGTAGCCTCTGTCGCGAGTCCCGTGGTGTTTACGTTAATGGGTGGGTAAACGTATAGTGTCATATTAGCCTTCCTTTCCAAGGATATCACAGGTTACATTTGCTGCACCGCTTGCCGTTACAAAGGTAACCCGCAACTTGGTGAAGGGGCTATCGATGAAGATTTGATGGGCTCCACTGGCACCAGAGATTGTAGGTGTGGCAGCGAGGTCTAGGGCCATCCAGACGGGCACCCCGCCGTTCGCCTCGGCCTCTTGCTGCACGGCTTCCACTGTGATGGTAGCTGATGGGACTACGCCCCCGGACCATGCAATGTTGAGAAAAATGGTGTCTAGGCCGCGCACATCTGTTTCTAAAGATGTTTGCGTGCCCGATAATGCGCCTGAAAAAATACGGTACGGTTTAAGTACCTTTTTCGTGGAACTCATAAAATCCCCCTTATGGGTTAGGTTTGTACGCCTGGGACTCTATGAGCTTACACTACCTCATCCCGAGGCGCACCGAGTTGGGGGCTAGGTCACCGCCAAGGTTCCCACTGATAGGCCTTTCTGCCTGGTGTGCCATCTGAGGTTGGATGCCTGCAACAGTGGCCATGTGAGAGATTCCAGGTACCGCTGGGATGCCGAATGCTAGACTGATTTGCAGTTTGTTTTGATGAGAAACGTTCTTTGCTTCTGGAATCTTCTCAATCAATTTCTTTTGCAAGTCTGCATACAATTCTGGGTGCACTGTACGCACCGCCTCAACCATCCTTGGGTCCACTCGGCCTTGCCCGATTTGGTCTAAGAGCTTGCCGGGGTTGAAAGCGCCATTGGCGTACACCTGCATTTCCATGCGCTCGCTAGAAGAGAGTTTAGCGGGGGCAGTAAACACGGTGGCCGTGTTGTCCTTTTGTGGCCATTTAGTACGTAAGAAGTTCAGAGCATCATAGCTTTTATTCACCAATGCCGCATACGTCTGTGGAGCTACACTATCCAGGTGTGGATTATTTTGCCCCATGCGTTGGTCTATCAAGTTAGGGTCGTTTATGTATGGCGCGATGTTTTCCAGGGTTTTGTTGTGGTCAGTTCCACCTGGCCCATCCAAATGCTCGTTCAATTGCTGTAGCGAGAAGTTTGCCGCTGTGGAGGAAACAAGAGAGCTTCCCGCCTCTTTTGCGGTCTGGGTCTGTAATAGTCTGCCCAGCATACTGTTCGCTTTGCCGTCAAAGGCGTTGCCCATCCGCTCTAATTTACCCAAGTAGCGCACAGCCAGGTTAGGGTTTGCAATAGCCGCACCAATGAGTCCACCAGCTCCACGGACCCACCCAGGGTGTTCTGATTCTCCCATGTCGGCACCAATTTCCCCTAGGGATTGACCCACCAGGGCCCCTACTAAGATTTTCCCTGTATGGCTCATATTCCTATTTAATAGCAAGTTTGCCATTCTTAACTGCTTCAAAGTGTCCATTGATTGCAATGCTTGCTGCATATCTATTTGCGGTGGCACACCGTACTTAGTAGATATGTCTTGCATTTTCTGGATAGCATTTTGTATGTTATCCAGATTTTCAGACTTCAAAGCATTAGATACCCCTTCTGGGTTCTTCCAGAATTGCTGAGATTTTGCCTGCGATATTACCTTAACATCCCCCTCATATGGCTTTGCTACCTTAGTAGTAAACGCCTTTTCAAAGTTCCCCTTGTAGGTAATATACTGATGAAAAGCATCATCCATCTCAGCAAATTGCTTTGCATAAGATCCATAATTGCCTTCGCTCTTTAAATGGGTGCCAAACCCATCATACACGTCCCCTAATAGAGACCTTGTAGCTTTAGCTTCACTAGATGGGTCGCTTCTTAGACCCTTAACAAAGTCATTGAATACACTTCTAGC